ACTTCTGGATGACCACCTGCATCGACAACTTTTCTTAATACTTCTAATTTAACGTTATGCTTCTTAAGTAATTTCTTTAAGATTTTAGATTTAGGATCAGTTGCGTCTACGACTACCGTTGCTTCACTTACACTTTCAAATGTAGCATTAAATGCATCAAGTAATTTCTGACCTGCAGCCTCTTGCTTAAGTTGCTCTAAATACAATGCAGTACCTTCAACAATTCCTTGTCCTCCCCATCCAGCAGCATTTGCTAGATCTGAGTAATATTTGCCTAAGATTTCTTTAATAGTTTTAGGTCCAATTTTTACAAAATGACCTCCTAGGCCTGGCAGTTTAATTTCTAAAGGCTTAATAGCACCTTTAATATTTTTAGAGATTGCAAAACCTTCTCTTGAGAAGTTTGCATCTTCCATTGCTTGTTCAAATAAGTACTTAACACAGCCGAGGATTGAATCTGGTGACATTGCTCCAAAATCAACTAACTGCTTGTTAAATATTCTATTATATACTGTAACGACCTTCTTGGCGTCTCTTTTACCTTCTACTTTAATTGCTTCATTTACTGAAACTGATAAAGATTCAAATGCTGGAACTAGTTCTCGGTTTCCATAAATATCCGCCATTAACCATTCTTTATTAGCTTCATCCCATAAGTAAACGAATTCTGCTCCACCATCATCACTAGCTGCTTGTAAATATCCATCTACATTTGCAATACTACCCTTAAGGTTTTTAGAACCATCTTTATAGAAATTCATATCAGCAGGAGTAGCCTCTAATCCGGATGAATTACCACCTTTAATTACAGCATCTACGTTTTTACCGCCTTTATAACCTTTTTTAATAAGAGGTAATACATTTTCTGGGTAAGAATCATAATGAGTATAAATAGAAACAATGTTTCCTTTCTTATCAATTTTACCAAATTGACCTCTTGTTCCTTCTTCTATTAATTCAGTAGCTTCATTAACTTTAGCACCTCTTAACTTTTCAAAGAATTCAAGCTTTTGATCCTCATCAAGTTCTTTAATAGCGGTAACGCCATATTCAGATAATAGACTAGTAAAAGTTTTAGCTTCTTTAGATCTTTTAGCTTCTTGTTCTTCTTGTAATTTAGCAGTATTAATTTCTGCTTTTGCTGCTGAAAATTCAGCAAATGAATTTAATTTTTGCATTTTTATGTATATTTGTTTTTTATATTATTAGATTATATATCCCCCTCAAAAGTTACGTTTTTTATATCATACTTAAACTTCTGTTCTTTATAGATTGTTTGCCTAGCCTTTGAATGTCTCATTAGGTAGTTATCCCAGTCTGGAGAGCTAAGATCATCTACGAAATCAATGATACTAACTGAGTCTTTTGAGCTATGTTGCCTTAGGCCACGTCCTATTGATTGTCTAATTATAACTTCTGATTTAAATGATTCTGTAAAGAAGATGTTATGTATTTTCTTAATTGATATCCCAGTTGAAAAAGTACCATAAGATGCCACAATAACTATTTCTTCACCAGCTTCCATTTTCTTTTTAAACTCTTCTCTAATATCACTAGTGATTCCACCATCTACATAATAGACTGTTTTATCACTCTCTTGTCTAAGCTTATCATATATTCTTCTTCCATGTTCAATTCTGTGAAAAAGAACAAGACTATTTCTACGTATTCTTGAGATAACGCTTGTTATAAAGTTAAGTCTTCCAGTGGAATTAATTATATAATTTTGTTCAAACTTAAAAACATCTTTGCTTTCATATCTATTTTGTGACATTTCCCTAAAGGCATCCTTGGTGCTCTGCGGCGCATAATCCATTTTAATTACCTTAACATGACACTGTGCAATATGCCCTTCATTTTGTAAATAATTAGCAGTAACTTCAGTAATAACAGGGCCAGTATAAGCCATAAGCGTTAATCTATCTAGAGTGCCTTCTTTTGGAATAGTACCGGATAAACCGCTTCTATATTCTGCATTAGTACACTTTTGTAAAATTGTTTTAATGGACGTAGACTTAGCTTTATGAGTCTCATCAATGATTACTGCATCAAACTGCTCGAAGTAAGCCTTGTCCTTCTTAACAAGCGACTGATAGGTTCCAATAACAACATTACGACCCGCTCTAATCTTTTGACCGGAATAGATTTGTTGTACTTTAATAGTGGCTCTATTTTGCCAATTATAATCTTGAAAATCTTCACTTGCTTGAACAACCAGAGAAACGTTAGGTACAATAAAAAGAATCCTTTCGGCCTTCTTCTTTTCTAACATATAGGTTACTGTAAGAAATGAGATTAGAGTCTTACCAGCAGAAGTTGCTAATTCAGAGAGACACTTCCTAAACTTAAGTATATTAAAGGCTGCCTCTATTTGATAATCTCTAGGTGTTATTTTTGAGCCATCGAAGAAATCAAGTGCCCATTCGGTAAACTCATCATGCTTAATAGATCTATCAAACAATTCTGTAATACCGTTTATTTTTAATTCGTATTTATATTCTTTACAAACATTCATCACTTCTCGCCAAAGACCAGAAGGAATCCATTTGTCATCTTTAATATAAGATATATAGCCATCCCATAGACCTTTTTTTACCAAGGGGTGAAATCTCCAGTTGTCTACCCTCCGGTTTAAAGAAATATTAAGTTGTTCAATCTCCATTTCTGAAGCCGAATCAACTCTTAGCAATTGCTTATTATCTGTTAAACTTATTTCCACTTAATGTGTTTTTTGTTTCTTTTTTATAGATCTTTTAATGCCAATCTATTTCGGATTGCAAATCCCATGTTATCCAGGGTTTTAACCGATTCTTTGAAGAAATCCATTTGATTCTCCAGGTGTGATAGTATCATGTTCTCACTACTAAGATCTGTTTCAATAAACTTCTCTTTCTGCTTCTCACCAAGTTTATAGTCATATTCATAATAACGAATATAGGCCTCTCGGTATCTAATACTAATCTTTGATTTTTGCTCCTTGATCTTCATATTCATATATGCCATTTGATCAATAAGCGTCTGTCTAGAAGAAAGAACATCTGCAATTGTGGCTTCCATAGTATTAATATTACGAAGGCTTTGTGCTAGGTCTTTAATTCTGTTAGACCACTCAGTTCTTTGTGATGCTAATTTACCATCTAGTGCTAATATTTGTTCTTTGCTCATTTATTGTTTTTAAAATAAAGATTTATTATCACCCGACTTTGGTTTAATATAAATACTGGTTCTTTGCTTCTTTTTAAACTTGGGCTTACCAGGGTTAAATGAGCTGTCCTTTGCTTCTATGTCAATTGGTGTAAAATCAACAAGAAGTTTAAGGTTTCTAAACCTTTCTTTGTCTCTATAAAAATCGTCTAAGTTATCGTCCACTCTATTATTAATATCTTCTATAAGTACCATAGGTCTAATTGATTTGAAGTGAAATAATTATTAAGTTGCTTATGTGCTGTTGACTTAAGCTCAAAACATTTTAGCATCAATTCATTTAGATCTTTGATGTTATATTTATCTAGATTATTATCAGCTAAAAATTTAGACCACATAAAAACAGCCTTTCCTTTCTTTAGCTTCTGTATCATCTTAGCCTTTCCAGTCTTATCGTTATCAAACATATACCTTACAGTTGCCATCTCATCAAACTCATCTGTAGTTCTACCTGCAGTCGCAAGTGCAATAGAGTTATGCATGAACTTAGCATCTAATGGGCCTTCAAAAAGAGTAACCGGTCTCTGGAAGTTTACTTGCATTATACCAAAGAGAGTTGAAGCCTTATTCATATTACCTAATAGTGCAGGTTCTACTTCAAGTGGCCTGCTCATTTCAGAATAGAGTTTAGATAGATCATAAGTTAAATACCTTGATCCATAACCTTTCATCTTTCTAGTTTGAGCTCCCATTACCTTTCCAGTACTGGTCATATTAAGAATCCATAATCTATGTCCCTTCTCAGTATATAAGAATTCATCTAGTCTATTATGAAGAAGTCTATCTTTTAACTGAAACCACACCCAGTCACCTGGCACTATAGGCTTAGCTCTAAAGGCTCTTTTAAAATCATCAAGTGTTATTGCATATTCTTCAACTGAGCTCATTACGGCATGCTTCAGAGTGTCCTCTGAGTTAACCTTAGTCTTATTCTGTTGAATATAGTCAATTACAGTAAATGCATCTTCGGAACTATTAAGTTTAATACCGAAATCTTTAAGTAGTGTATGGACATTTGTATGATGGCTACAGTTGTAACAATGATATTGAAGAGTGTCCCAATACATGTTGCCACGCTTCTTAGTATGGTCATCATGTGAATCACCACAATAAGGACATGCAAGAGTTATTCGCTCATGCATGCCCTTTAGTAGTTGTTTACCAGGAGAAGAATGTTCTTGAACACAAAGCGCTTTTAAAGCAACTTTTATTTCCTCTCTTAGTTCTTCTGTTAGTTGTATATTAGATGTCGAGGTCATTCAAAAAAGAATCAAGATCATCATCTGTGCTAACTGTATTCGTTGGAGTAGAAGCTGCTGCTTCTGTTACCCCAGCAGTTTCTGTTACTTTAGCGGCGACTGGTGCTGTTTCTTTTTTTGGTGTACTCGTCATAGCTGAAATAGACTCTCCTGGATTAAGATACATTCTCAATACATTGTTTACGAAGTTACGCATTTCCTCATCCCACGGTCTGTAGTCGTAAGTAGCTAATGAAGGTGCATTATCTAATTCTGCTTTGATTGCAGTCATTGTCTCTTTGCTTCTTTCTGCTGGAGCATCTCCTAAGATGATAGCTGATTTACTAGAAGAGAATTTAGACTTATCATAGTTGTTGTATTCACCTTGTCTTGTGATAATCAACTCAAAGTTCTTTCCTTCAAATAGGTCAAATACTTGTGTTGGCTCGCCAAAGTCAGGCTTTAATTCTGCATCGATTTTCTCTTTGATTTTATAACCAAATTTAAAGATCTTATACTGTCCTTCTAATGATGGATTCTGTGGATCTTTTACGATTTTAATTAATGCATAATACTGTTGTCTTCTTTTCAATTTTTCAGATGCCTTACGGTCAACTGCTGAATCAGACTTTCTTAATTTCCAAAATACATCTGCAATAGGACATTTCTCTCCGATTGTTGATGGACTGTCTACTAATTTACCATCTCCTGAAGAGTTAGTTAACCAGTGTACATATTTTTGGATTAGTGAATTACGAGGGTTTTCTGGATTAGGTACAAAACGAATCATCGCTTTATAAGTTCCGTCGTTACCGTCGTCTGCTGTTGGTTTGTAAATCTCATTTGCTGAGTTACTTGTTTGTACTTGGTGGGTTTCTACGTCTTCCACGCCCAAGTTAAAAATGTCAAAATCTGCCATGTTTCCTTTTAGTTGTTTAATTGTTTAAATGTTTATTACGTTCAGTACTTATAGTATACAATAGTTATTAGTTTCAAATATTTGGCATAGTTAATATACTAGTTGCTGATTCTCTCCATCTTCCATCCTCTAGCTTAAGCAGCCCTGCTTTGTGGAGTAATGATTCACGCTCGGGGGCAGTGATCTTTTTATCTCTCACCAAAATTATTAAGGCGTTATTGAGATGGAGTATTTCAGTAGTATTTAACATGTACTTTATTATTTGTCTAATAGTAATTGCATATGTGTATTATATATCAAACTTTAGAATTGTTTCAATATCTGCTAGTTTAAAAAAGATTTGAAATAAATTGAATTAGTTTGGAACAAAATCACCAGCCTTGCATATAAGTAATGTCTTTAAGCGAAAGATAAGGTTAGGCTTAAGGTCTTAAAGCTTAGATTAGTTTATTAATTATTTATTTTGAATTAAATTGAATTTGTTTGGAACAAATCTCCCAGCCTTGCATATAAGTAATGTATTTAAAGGAAAGATAAGGTTAGCTTAAAGTATCTACAGTATAGGCTGCAAGGTAGCAAGCGTCGATAAGGTCATCAAGTGGCTTTGGAACTTTCTTCCCAGTCTCAATATTCTTAATGTAGTTCCATAAAGGAGACTTAAGCAGAGATTTATCTTCAGTGGCATTAGCTTTAAAAGCATCAAACAATTGAAGCTTACTCATATTACCTTTACCTGCATATTTCTTAAGAGTGGTTGGAGCGACAGTTAAAATATCTTCCGGCTTTAAAGCCTTAATCATCTTTAATTTTAAAATAGCTGCACCTGCTGCCATGTCGATCATATTATTGGTTCCCATCTTAGAACCATATGAAGAGCCCTCAAAAGCAATAGTAAAACCATCACCCTTAAATGCATTCTGTAAAATTAAATTGATAATATCATCAGCCATCTTATCATATCGCATGACTTTGGCTAATTCTGATTTAGAATAGTCTTTATTACTAGTAAAATCTGGTTGTGCTACCATGGTAACATCTGGCAAGAGGCTAATTTCTTCCTGCATTAAACGTTCTGCCTTAGTTCCCGTCTTTGGTTTAAGATAATTTATAAAGTGATACTGCTTACTCTTATCATTATAAATACAAACACCTGGGGAGTTTAAAGAAAAATCAACTCCAATAAAATTCATTTACATTCTTTTACCCATACTAGCACCTATTGCAGTACCAACTAAACGGGAGGTTAATAAATCATAAAAGATACCCTTATTGATACCTAAAACTCTTGCAATCATTTTACCAACTGATTTACCTAAAGCAAATCCAGCTAATCCACCAATAATTGAACCAAAGATACCTTCGTTAGTAAGCTCTTCATTAAGTCTTTCTAGATCATAGGTTCCATCTTCTTTCATGTATTCTTTTTCAAATACATCTAGTGCCTCATCAATTTGAGCCTCTAGTTCTGGTGTCCATTCTTCTTGTAAGCCCTCTCTGATAAGTTCGTAATCTTGTTCAGATATTTCGTTCTCTATTAAGTAGTTATTAAATGTTTTCATCATTAGTGTGTAATTTTCTTATTGTATATATCAATCAATCTCTATCCTAAGATCCAGTTTATTATAAACGAATGTAAGTTCAAATGTTGAGAACTCTGCAACGTTTTGTGCCATATTAAGATCTAGTTCATTAATTGATGTCATAATTGGTTTCTGAAATTCCATATATGCAACGCTAGCACCCTCTGCATCTAAAATTCTTAAAGTTATTGGAGGAGTATATGGATCCTTTGTTTTTCTTGCATAATAATAAAGAAGTGTGTCCATCATTATCCAATAGTTAATAAAACCATCTAGTAATTGTAGGGTCACAGTAAACTCTCTAGTGATAGTATTTTGAATTGGCACAGCACCTCTGTGATATCTAGTAGTTCCATCATTATCAGCCTGTGTTGTTGGTTCAAATGCAATTCCTGGAATACCAACACCTTGTATTGAATAGTTAATATAATCAATTGGCTCTGCTAAAAGAGAACCAGGTATTTTATCTAAGTAACCCTTATATTTATCAACTACTTCCGCGGGAATAAAGTTCCTAGGAAACCTAAAATCATAAAGATTATTTCTACTATTAAGAATCATATTAATTATTTATTATATAGATTTACCAGTCCATTGTCCACTCGTGATCATAGTTTCATCATTACCATTATCCATGCTAATATAAAATTTATTTGATTTCATCCCTCTAATTAAAGATGCATTTGCTTCACTAATTTTAAAAAGAACTTCACCAAGGCCCATATCTACTGATCGATCGGTCACGTGATTAAACTTTAGTTTTTTAGTACCATCAATAAATGAAAGTACAATATTTTCAGCACCGCTTAAATTAATACTAACAAAATCATCATTAACACCTTTAGCTAATTTAAATTTAAAATAAGTACTAAATGGTGGAACTTCAATTAAAAGTTTATCACTAGTGACATAAGGTGGTGTATTAACATCCTCTAATTCTCTAACACCTTCTTCAGATTCCTTAAATTCAACACCACTATTAGAAGCTACTACGTTATACCTTTCAATAA